AATCCTGGTAACTCTATTGCATCTACATCGTTTAGACTCATGTTAAATAGTTCAAGTTCTCTGTCAGCCTTCTTCCTAGCCTTTTCGGATAACTCATTATCATCAGTCCACTTTAAGTCTTTTATGTTTTCTGCCTTGTTTAATGTTTGGGTATAGTTATATGCGGCATTATTACCTGTATAAGTTCCCCTAGTTGAATCATTATCTCTTGTTAAAATTTCTTTATCCTCGTCAGTTGGGGTTTCTACATAGTCATCATCTTCTTTGTACTTATCACCGTCTTCTGCTTTCATCAAATCAGATATTAATCTATCCACATTATCTTTTTGTATTTCAGGATTATCATCTATCTTATCTTTTTCAGCTCCACGTTTGTATTCACCTTGCTGCCCTTTCCAATCCCAACCAGTAAACTGTTTCGCAACATCTACAGTTCCCGAACCCATTGCTCCAGCATCCATAGTGTTTTCAGGCCCAGGGTCTTTTTCATCTTTTCGGTATCCTCGTATTTTTCGTTCTATGTCATTCTGTTCCTCTAGAACATAATCTTCAGGATTACCTTTTCTTTCAGTATGTTTTTCTTTTTCTTTATCGAAGTCCACTATTTTAGGTCCAAGACTGCCTCTAGGTGTTTTATTTCCAACGCCCTCACCTACAGTACTAGTCATAGGAGGGCCATCATTCTTTAGTATACTATTAATTAATGCAATGATAGCAGAAGAACTCTTTTGCATTTGGGGACTGTATTCATCTAAGAAGTTTTCTAACTTATCAATCCCATCTCTTACTACGGTTTTTCGTTTTGGTTTTTGAGTACTGCGATAGTTTCGGGAAGTAAAAGCTGTATCAGGTCTTCGTAAAGGTTTATCCATGTTAATCCTTAATATGTAAATTTAAATTCGGCGTTTTCCTTTTTCTTTTTCTTGGGTCCTGAGAAACCTCCCCCAAAAGTTGGGGTGTGATATCCTGGAGAACCTGCATCAGTAGTAGTTGCAACTGTTCCTGCACCACCACCAAAGTCTTTCTGTATAAACAAAAGAAGTTTTTGTAGATTATTCATCCTCATCATCCCCATCATTCATTATAGTAGTATCTTGTACCTTCTGTTTCTTATCTTCTGCTTCAACCTTTGGTCCATTAAAGGTAGCCTTATCAACATCTGTAATACCTAAAGAATCTAGTTTAGCTACATAGTCTATTCCGTCCTGTGAAAACCACATTTGAGTTCCATTAGGATTAACTTCTTTAATTATAGGAGATGTGTAACCTCTAGATATTAAGTCTCCTACCCAAGAATTACCTTTTTTGATTCCCATATCTCGTTCCTCAGCTGCTTTAGTTCTAGCTTCTGCCCATTCGTCTAGGTCTCTTTCTTCATCAGTTCCACCTGCTTTATCAGTATTATCAGGTGTTATACCACCCATTCGTCCTTTAAATTTTCTTTCAGATGCAGGAATTGATTTTTCTATACCTTCTTCACCACCTTCACCACCTTCTTCAGGAGCCATTTCACCTTCTTCGGGTTCACCACCACCCATCATAGCTTGCTGTTGCTCTTGCATTTGCTGTTGCTGTATAGCTTGTTGTAACTGCATTTCTGCCTGTTGGACTCCTATAGCTTGCTGTTCACCTTGCATTTGTGCTTGTGGAACTGCTTCTCCACCAACTAGAAACTCTGCCTCAAGCATTTCAACGTCTCCAGAAGCAGCCAACTTAACATCAAAGCCCATGTTTAAATATTGTGTAGCAATAGAAATTCTTTGCTGTGCCATAGCTAACTTAGTGTTTTCAGCTTTTTCTTCAGGATTTGGTAACTTTAATGTCCAATCTGTAATACCAAAAGCTTGTAATATTAATGGGAATATCTTTTCATGGAATAATCTTTGGTCACCTTCCACCACTCTGCTCATTACAGTTAGTTGTGAAGTCTGTTGTGATAACCCACCAAATGCATCAGGTGCACCCTGCCACGCAGGAGAAACACCCCACATAGCTGCAACTCTTTCTCTAATCTCCTGTCGTACAGGTAGATAGTCCATCTCTTGTAAACTGTGGAATAGTCTTACCATATCTACTCTACCTCTGTTGTTTCTAGCTGAAACAGCAACCATAGGTATATAGTTAGGGTCTACTCTAGTTTGAGCTGCTATATGGTCTCTTTCACGTCTTAAGCTTTCAGGGTCATCTGTAGTCACCATAAGCATAGACGAAGGCATCTTTCTTTCAAAGAAGTATCGGTATAGATTCTTATCCATACCAATTAGAGTTAATGCCTTTTCAAATATAGTAAGTATTGGAGACCACCCATAAGTTTCAGATGGTGCATACTTAGTTAAGTGTATTACTTCATTATCAGCCAAGTACATGTGCTGATTTCTATGGTAATACTTATACATAGCAGGGATTCTTTCATATCCTGCTTTAGATTTTCCAGGTTCTTCAGCTACATCAGTTCTATCTAATGGACAAATCCAATGTGCATTCTTTGGTAATCCTGCGGCATCTAGGTCAAATTCTACTAATGCAGGGTTCAATCGTCTGATTTCGATTACTTTAGACTTAATTTCACCATTACCTACATCTTTATATTCTTTAGCTAGGTAAAGGAATGCATCATCAATAGAGTTTAAATCAAAGTGAAACTGTCTTAGTAGTTCTTCCATACTCTGGTCAAACACGTTTGCATCAGTCATAAACTTCATTAAACGTTCTTTTTGTTTAGGGTCTGGATTTTCTACAGTTGCGTGCCATTCAATACCACGCCTAAATACTTCACCCGTAATATGGTTTAAAGGGGCTCTAATTTCTTCTACTGAATATGCAATAGTTTGGATATCTTGAACCATCTGTTGGCGATACGCCATTTGATGTCGAACCCATGTATTAACTACATGGTCTAATCCCATAGTAGGTGCTGAACCTGTGTCTCCTGCTGATTTCTGCATCATTTGCAACATGTTGATTTGACTATTCAAATCACTCATCTGTTGTGCAATCTTAGGAACTTCGGGTAAGTAATCTCCGAGCTTCATATATTATTCCTTCGTTAATTCGTCAAAGTCTGTTATTGTGGATATAATCTTAAGATTAGAGTCCATAGCTTTTAACTTTATAATAGTAGCCTCACTCATTCCTTTGTAAGGGTCTACCTTAGTATTTGTAGTCTCTTCTCTTATTTTACTAATTTCAGCCTTAAGTTTCTCAATTTCAGCATCTTTTTCTGCTAATTCATATGAGCTATCCATACCGAAGTCAACATTCTCTAAGACACCTAATCTCGCAGCTTCTTTTATTAAAGCTGTAAAAGCACTTTCAGTTAAGACATAAACAGCAGGATTATCGTCTGGAATATCATCATCCAAGTCGATATCCTTAAGTCCTTCGTGCCATGTATCTAAAATACGCCACGTCTTACTTGTTTCATCTCTTAATGCTATATACTGAACTTCTCTGTCTCTAAGCAAACTATTCATTTACTCTCCTTAATTTTTTCATATATTTATTATATCACGCAATATGACACATACTCCACCCACACGCCTTACAAGTCTTACAACCTGATTCATTTACAACCTGTGGATTATTACAACAGTCATTATCCGTTTCAATTCCTGTTTCACCTTTTTCAGTGACATCTACAGGTAATGGGAGTTGGTCTTTCATTTCTTCTTTTTCTTCATTCCCACTAACCAAAACTTCTTTCTCCCTGCTGCCAGCCCTATATACTGTAATTCCCTTACAACCCAATCCCCAAGCAGATAGGTAAGCCGACTCAACATCAGCGATGGTCGCTTCATTAGGAAAATTAATTGTTTTTGAGATACCTGAGTCACAATCTTCTTGGAAAGCTGCTTGCATCCCAACGTGGTCTTCAGCAGAAATCTCTGGAGCTGTAACATATATCTCTTTAGCCCATGGTGGTACATCTTCTCTTGATTCTAAAGAACCTCCCTGAGATAGATGCTCCATCAAATCTTCTGAATAAAAATTATGCTTCTTTGCATCTCTCTCGAAATATTTATTTACATAGTAGAGAGTTTGTCCTTCTAGTATATTTTGCTTTTTCCATGCCAAAGCAAAGGTTGGCTCAATACCACTAGAAGTATCTGCTAACATAGATATAGTTCCTGTAGGTGCAACAGTTAAACGACAAGCATTTCGATATTTCTCATCTTCATCATAGTCACTATTATCCCACGCAGGAAAAGTACCTCGTTCTTTAGCCAATTTAATAGATTGAGTATCAGCAACAGTTCTAATAAAACTCATGATACTCTTTCCTAATTCTCTACCCTCTATACTATTATACTTAATTTGAAGCTGAATTAATAAATCGGCAAAACCCATTACGCCTAATCCTATTTTTCTAGTAGCTCTAGTCATTTTTTCAATTTCTGGAGTAGCATACTGATTTGCATCAATTACATTATCTAAGAAATGGGTTGCTACTTTTACAGTCTTCTCTAATTCTGTCCAATCAACATCATTATAGTCTTCATGATAAAATTGTGCCAAATTAATAGAACCTAAATTACAAGATTCATTTCCCAATAAAGGTTGTTCACCACAAGGATTGGTTGCAATCATCTCACCATATTCTTCTTTAACATGGTTATCTCGATTGGCGTTGTCTAGAAATATCATTCCGGGCTCACCATTTCGCCACGCACCATAAATAATCTTATCGAATACATCTCTCGCATTTAATGTGTTTGTAACTTCATTACTATGAGGATTGATTAAATTGTATTCTGACTTAGACATTACTGCTTTCATGAAATTGGAATCTACTCCAACAGAGATATTAAAGTTATGAATGTCTCCTTCAACTTTTTTACAATCAATAAACTCAAGAATGTCAGGATGATATATAGACATTACTGCCATATTTGCTCCATCTCTTTTACCACCTTGTGTAATCATAGAAGATACTCTAGATAATGTTTGTAATACTTGAATTGGACCACAAGCGATTCCGTGAGTAGTTTTTATTGTGTCCCCCCTTGGTCGTAATTTAGAAAGAGCGAATCCTGTACCTCCTCCAAACTTCTGTACCATTGCAATATCATGGGCAGCTTTCATTATACCTTCCATACTGTCTTCTAAAGGCAATACGAAACAAGCTGATAGAGTTCCTTGTTCAGTACCAGCATTCATTAATGTTGGGGAATTAGGAAGAAATTTTAACTCCTTCATCATTGATATAAAATCTATAGCTGTCAAAGATGCGTCAGCATCCATTCGTCCATAGCGAGTATCAATTTTTGCTATAGCAATTCCAACTCGTTCAAACATCTCATCTGCTGTTTCAATTGTTTCATTGTCTTTGTTCTTTAAGTAATATCTACTTTTTGCAACCGTTTCTGCTTGCGTGGTTAATGTTGTCATTTTTTTTACCTTCCTCTGTGACCACAGTATATGCATAAATTTCGTTCTGGAACCCAAAAACTGGGCATACAAACAGCTTCCGAACAATCTGGGTTTGGAGCCTGTTCCTTATTTGTTTCCTCCTTGTTTACGGGAGTAAAATCTAAGCTAATCTTCTTCTTTAGTTCTTCCACCCCATCTTCTGTATCTGTAGGGTCTACTGCGTTTAACCACTCTGTGGCACTACCTAGAGATTCATATCTATAAACAGTTGTTTCATAAGCTGCTTGGAGAGCCATTGCAATCGAAAAGAAAGCGTCACCGTGTCCCATAGGGGTTTCAGGTGCTTTCAATTCATTACTGACTGAAACAATCTGTGACTTCTGTCTTGAATCTTGGATAATGCTTAAATTGTGCTTGCTCACGTACTCTTCAAAGATTTGAGCCATGGTTCGCTTACTCTTTAATGTAAAGTGCATTGCGTGCCAAACAGGGTCTAATCCTCTGTCTTCAAGTTCACCTCTTGTATTATCTATATAACCTTTCTCTAAGTCAAAGTTTTTAGCGATATCATTTAGATATTCTATCTGGTCAGAATAACTCCAACCATCTAACCAAGATTGGTGTACTTGAACTAGCCTCTTTCCTTCTCTTTTGAAAATAACTAAATGTGATGGGTGTCTTTTTTTACCCACGTCAAATCCAGCAAACAATTGTTCTTCCTCTTGTTTCTTATAAATGTTTGACGCTGGATGATTTCTTAGTGTCTCATCCTCACATTCAGATATTTCATCCTCATTAAAATACGCTTCCGTTGCAAAGTGTGGTTGTAGTAAAAACTCAGAAGCAAACGATTTAGGTCTAGCTTCTTGTTGTTGTAATAACCATTTCTCAGAATACAGTTCGGGCATCAACACTCTTCTTGTAGGTGTTGGGTCTAAAGCTGGTAATACTCTTGCTTTAAATCGGTCATCCTTCTGTAGTTTAGTTAACAGGTCGCCAGGCATCATAGGTGTTCCCAAGACAACAACAGGGACACCTTTTAGAGGAATGAACATACTTTCTGTCATAAAGTGGTCTTCTACTTTTGTTATCTGACTTGTGTTAAGTGGATTTTCTGGGTCTCTTAATACGTCATCAGCAATCAATGCTCCATTAACGTGCATACCTCTTTTGAAAGAGAATAATCCACCATGCATAATTTCCATAGGTCTTTTATTAATATAATATCTAAATGAATAATCTGCCTTTGGAGAACGATTTTCCATCATGTCAGTTAGAATAGGATTTCTTGAAACAGTTTTATTTATTTCTGATAAATGATACCTAGCCATACCATCACTGTATGACAAATATAAAACAGAACAATCCCTAGGAGCTTTTAAAAGTCTCCACACACTAAAAGCATGGCCCATGATTGTTGATTTAAAATGGAAACGTGGTAATACTGCTACATAATTAAGACCTTTTTCTAAACATTCTTCGATATCTTCAGCAAGTATTCCTACATGCCAAGCTCCAAAATATTCAGGGTTGTCAAAACTTTGTGACCATACGTCTCTAAGAAACTCATAAAAACTACCTACATGATATTTCTTTTGTTGTATGAGTCCAGACGCAAGTCTTTGTATTGCATCTCCATATGTTGTTATTTCATTTGATTTATTGCTTGTCATTAGATGTACTATCACTTACTAACGTTTGTAGTCTAAGAGCTATCTTATTTATTGTTTCTTGTTCCGATATCTCTTCAACTAAAATATTTAAAACTTCTTGTACAAAAGATAAATTAATCATCCCCTGCATAACTCTGCGTTCTCCCTCGATACCTGTTTCGAGAGCCTTAGCTGCTTCACCTGCTCTTACAAATTCCAAACCTTTTAGTTCTTTGACTGCCTTCCTACGAAGTACGTTATAGTCATCTAGATGTTCTACTTGCATTCTCCGAAGCTTTTGAGCTTCGCTTTCTATTATCTCTTCTTTTGCTTTTGTTTCTGCTTCCACCACCATGTCCTTCCACTTAAATCTTTTAGCCCACTCATAGACAGCAGGCGTAGATATTTTCATATCATAAGCTTTAGATAATCTTTCAGAAATTTCTCTTCCAGATTTACCTTCTAAAAATAATTCACGAGCATGATTCTTAACATCATTAGGTATTTGTTTAGGCATATTTTATCTCCCTATATCAAACGCTACATTAGTAAATCCTTGGTCAGCACTTTGGGATTCAATGCTACCACCATGTGGGGTTCCGTTACCCTGTAAGAATCTACTCATATCTACTCTTCCTGTTTGATTACTTGTACCATTAAAACATTGTGGTACTTTTTGTTTAACACCCCCCGGAGAAGTTACCTCTTTAAATCTAATTGCAATTTCAGGTTTCCTTGTTCCACATATACCAATCCAACCCTCATCTTTAGGACCTAGTGGTTCATAGTGTGGATTTTCAAGTACTGTACCAAGTTTCCTGCTAGCTCCTTTTGGTGTTTCGTTATAAATACATTTGTAAAAATCGCACCATACGACTTTACCGTATTTCTGTTTAAACTCTTCAACAGTCATTTTTTTCTTTTTACCCGGTTCTTTAGGTAGACTGTCTTCAGTTCCTCTAGCCTTTCGTTTTGCCTTTTGGTTATAGTAAAATGTCGGCTTATCATTAGCCTTTCTATAATTACTAGGTGCTGCCATTGTCTTAACTCTCCTTTTCAGCAAATAACGCAATACATGCGGCATCTGCATAATCTTGTTCGGTAAAAATATCTCCCCATCTTGTAACAGCATATTGCATAATATCCTGCTTCGAGGAGTTCCCATTACCTATTATATCTTTTTTCCAAGTCTTATTATCGACTATCCCACAAGGGATGCCCTGTATGTGGCAAGCTAACTGAATTGCAGTGACCACAGAAGCAATTTGAATTGTTGCTTTTGCATTTTGGATGTATATTGCCTTTTCAACAGATGCTTCCCCTATATTTATTTTACTTATTTCTATTTGAAATTTATCAAAAATTTGGGTCAATCTTTCAGAAAAATCAGGATTTTTTTCTTGAACTTTAAATTGATGAACTAGTTGAGTATCTTTGTCTAGAATTACTGCGTGAGCCCCTTTAGATGAACAATCTACCCCCATTAGCATTATTTCGTCATCCTCAAAGATATAATTCTGCTAATCGTATTGAATGCTGTTGTGTAAGAAGCTAATAAACCTTCTAGTCTTAGAACCTCTGCTTGAGCTTCCCTTAGTTTATGTGCGTGGTCTTTAAGACTTGGGTTTCCATCTATGACTGCACCCTTGACTTGTTCTTTCACCATTCGTTTTGCATCAGTATTTTGCTTTACAAATTTATACATAGTTACTGACATGGCTTCATCAAATTGGTCTGCTAATAATTTTGCTTGAGCTTGCACATCTGATAGAGCATATTCTAAATATGACTTGTAATTACCATACATGGTTAAATATTCTTGTAAACCTTCATTAGTTTGTCGCCATGCATGAGCAAATTCTAAGTGTGGTTTTTCTTCTAAATCCCATTTTAATGAAGGGACATTTAGTTTCTTTTCTATTTTTGGATTTTTTGGTTCATCCTCTAACCAGCTCTGTTGTGTCATATTGGATGTCTCCCCCATACAGTTTTTGCAACTATCTCTGCACATTGTGCAACTTTATTTAAATCAAACTTACCCTTTGTTCTAACTCTTGTTTCCATGTCAATCCAAAATGATTTGGTTGGGTTAAGTGTTTCTTTAAAAGTGGTTACAACATCTTTAAGATTGTCAGGACCTAAGCCACCTGCAAAGCCACAGGTTACCCCTGAGTAAGGCATTGGAAAAGTGTTTGGTAAAATGCCTGCACCTGATGAGGTGTCAAACAGATACTGAATGTTTGGATATTTGTTGATGTCCAGATATTCTAAAATCCATTTGTCATTCACCCCATCAAATTGAAAAATAATTTTACGGTTAGCATTGGTCTCTATAAATTTAAATAGTGGCTCTAACTCATCTTTTAGCCAGAAGTGGTCTATCCCATGGAAATTAAGTTGTACTCTGTTAAAACCTTTTAAATAGTCTTCGGCTAATTTATTAGCGAGAGCACTATCTAACATATCAAAACATAAATGGGCTGATAAATTTAGCTTTACATCTTTTTGTTTTACTTCTTCTTTTAACTTTTTAAACCATTCAAGAGATGGAAAACGTGGATGTCCTAATAATGGAAATAATAGTCCCCATTCTAAAAAATTATACTCTTTTGATAACTCAATCATCCCACGGATATTAGTGTCATCATCTGCTCCTGTTACTGTCATATATTTAAATGTCATCTTACCTTCCTACAATCACAATAGAACTCCCCACCACATTCTGTGGGAGCACTAGTAAGACTCATTATAGCATAACACCTCTCTAAAATCGAATTGAGCTTTTCATCATCCTTCTCAACCTTAAAACATTTTAACTCTTGATTATCTTTGTTTTCATACAATACATAACCTGTATCTATTCCTAAGTTATTTAAATGTAGATAAACCTGTGCTTGAGTTGCGTGTGTTTCTTGAGGACCATCTAACTCATCAAACAAAGAACCTTTTATAGATTTTAATTCTAACAACACAGTATTGAGTTTTGGGTGTCTTAAGATGAAATCAATTCTACCTGATATAACAGGGTTTTCTAATCTACAAGGTAATTCTTTTTTTATTAAAATACCTAGTCGTTCAAAATATTTTCCCATTCTGTATTCTAAATAATTACCATTATCGAATATTCTTTGAACTCTAGCACTTAAGGGCAGCTCAGGAAGTAATCCATTATAAGCTAAATATAAATATCTATCACAAGGGTTTCCAATAACAGATGCATGAAACTTACCCTTCATACCATTTCGTTTTTTAGATGAAAGCATGGCATCCATTTGGTTAATTAACCATTTATCTTGACGATGTTTTTTTCGAGCTACGCCTCGTCTTTTTCCAATTGCTCCAATTTGTCTAATGCCTGCCATATTTCGTTATACACTCCTTTGTGAGTCTTAGATTTTATGTGGACTACATGTTCTATACCCAAGCTATATAGCTTTTCGTCTCGTAGTCTGTCACGTTTTTGTAAGTGTCCGTATACCCCATCAGCCTCAACAACCATTTTTAATTCATCAATATAGAAATCTACAGTATACTTATCAAACTCTACTTGATTGTCGTATCTTAAACCTGTTTCATCTAGACACTTCTGAACTATTTTTTCTTGTTCAGTATAATCTCTAGGTAACGTCATTTTTCAATTTCTTTAATAATTCAGGTTTTGCTACTATTAGTTCTTTCAAACCATTCATTCCTTGAGCTTTATCTTCGCCAAAGGTATACCAAGTACCTGCTTTTGTAATCACTCCTTGTGTAATACCATCACGCATATAACTTTCTATTATATCTATACCACCATCAACTCTGAATGGAACGATTGCAGAAGACCAATTACTTCCACCAACTTTAGTTTTCCTAAGTCTAACTTCCATATCGAAGCCAACTTTTTGAGTCTTATCTTCGGGAGAGTTCAACCAACCACTTCTTTTTACTTCTAATAAAAAGTGTGAAAAGAATCCTTGAGCAAGACCTCCAGGCATATTTGCTAATGCCACAGGACCGATACTTGACCTAACTTGATTAATAGCAATAAAAGCACTACCTTGTCTTAAGGAGTTCATTACTTTAGGTAAAGATGAATTAACAAATCTTGCCTGCCACGCCATAGGATTAAAACTAAAATCTTCATCAAGGTTTTGTGCAGGCACTAACCCTGCGATACTATCAAGTACTATAACATCAACGCCTGCGTTCATCATTTCTACGATAGTTTCAAATGCTTGTTCACCACTTTCGGGTTGAGACAATAACATTTCACCGACATCTAAACCACACTTACTCATCCAATTAGCATCCCAAGATAGTTCTGTATCTACCCAAGCAGCTAAACCACCTTCACGTTGTACGTTAGCACATATCTGTGATGCAAGGTAAGACTTACCAACGTTAGTGGGACCATAGATTAAAGTCATTCTTTTCTTTGGTATACCCCCACCTGTTAACTTATCTAAGTTAGGAATACCAAACTCTATTCTATTGTATTCAAAACTTTCATCATTACCTTTGACGATGTTTAATTTTTTATTGCCTAATAATTGGTCAATAACTTTTTTTCTATTGCTTTCCATTATTTTTCCTTTTCTGCATTGCTTCTGCCCAAGCCATACAAACTGCCGCACATTGTATTATTTCTTCGTATGTGTGTCCCTCATCATCATCGTACATTGCTCTTGCAACTTCACCTACTTCTTCTATTAATATAACCAACCATCTTTCATTAGCGTGTCCTGATTGGTCTCCCCACAACTCATCTTGTCTGAGTCTTTCAAACAATACATCTTCGAGTACATTTGCTCTATCTAGTTCTTGTAAAAAATCTTGTGTAACTATTTCAGCCGCGTTTTGTCCACGCCATTTTTTATCATCATCCATTGTTTGGGGCTTCCTTTGATTCGGACATGATGTCCTCAATTTCAGAATCTACTTTAGTAAGTAATGTTTTATAAACTTTATCTATTGCAAGACCTGCATCTTTTAATTGGTCATCAATAGAAAGTTCAGTATCTATATCATGTACTTCCATATCCATTCGACCATATTGATTTGTATCTAAGGCTCCTACTCTAAAAGTAAAACCTATCTTAACGCCTATTTTTGCCACGAGTGACTCCTTTTCGCTTATCTTTTAATTCTTTTAAATGACATGGGTAACATACTTTTGTTCTTTGCCCTTCAAATTTTTTCTTATTTAATTTTCGTAAACATGAAGGACAGGTTGTCCAATTACGTCTTGCCACGTTCTTCCTCTTCCTTTTCTTCTTTCTCTATTAACATTTCAATATACTTTTTTGCTTTGTATAAATCCTGTAAACCGTTTTCTTTATATCTCCACCTACTTATATATTTTACCACATTTCCTTCTGCGAATCCCATATCATTATCATGAATGTAATCAAAAGGTTCTATGTCTAAATGATAATGAACAGGGTCTATAGCATTGGGGGTTTCCCTTTTCCTATTGTATGCTTCTCTAAAGCTATATTCTTTAGGTTTTTGTTTCATGTGTAATCTCCTACATGGTATCTAATACATTCTTTTGGTACATCTTTTATGGGGATAGCATATCCCTTAGATTGATATAAATTATCTGTACCTAATATCTTTTCATTATACCTGTCTTTATTTTCTAGAAACCATTTTTGAATTGCCCCTGTGTTTAATACGAACAATTGTCCCAT